AATACAATGGAGGTGTGTTACTATGGCGTATGATCAAGATGGTGAAGCCAAACGTAAGGTGGGAACATATTATTCAGACATAGGGATGGTTTACACAGGAAATGTTTCTAACGAAGACAAAGGAATAGAAAATGTCAGAAAAGAACGAAAACCTAGAAAGCGCTCAAATAATTCAAGGACCGTGGAAAAAAAGAAAACAAAAAAATCTTGATGAAGCTCTTGAAATACGAGAGACAATGAGATTTTCTGACGATTTAGCAGAAGAGTGTTTATTTGAGATAATGCAAACTTTTTCTCAAAATGAAGTAGATGTCTCAGAGAAATCTTTTATTCGTGATTGTGGATATTTAATTGAAGTTATTAAAGCAACTATATATAGAGATAGTAATCTTTGTCATCCTATGCAAAGAATGATTGAATTGTGTACTGACCTTACCATTGATCCAGATAATGCTGTTCATAGTGAATTGGATATGGATAAGTTAATTGATATTATAGAGAATGAAGATGCCCGCCCCGAAATTTCATGAAGTTTTTAGTCCAACCATTATGGAAACAACCGTATCAAATAAATTTCTGAGAATTATTAATAATACTAGTGATGATGTATTATCTGATAAAAAGAAAAGTATTAAATGGGATTGGTCACATAAACTTGTAGGTAAGGTTCATAAAGAAGTTCAAGTTCCCTTAACGGGTAAGGAAGAAAGAGAATATTGTATCACGGCTCTGAAACAAGCTTGTCTTGACTATTTGATTTTTATAATCTCCAAAAATAGAGCTTATAATTGGGGAAAAATAGCAGGAGATGATTATAACTCACCAACTTTGAAGAACATACATTTAGCTCAGAGTTGGGTAGTGAGTCAATATAAACATGAATATAATCCTTGGCATACTCACAGTGGAGATTTTTCAGCAGTTATCTATTTAAAAGTACCAGATGATATGGAAAATCATTTTGAAGAAGAAAAACAAGATCATTATCCCGCTAGTGGACTTATTGATTTCAAGTTTAGTGAAAAATTGGATATGAGAAGTGATACTTTTATGGTTCATCCAAAAGTAGGAATGTTTCTTGTATTTCCTTCATGGTTGAATCATAGCGTATATCCTTTCTATTGTGAAGGTGAACGAAGAAGTATGAGCTTTAATGCTAATATGGTGCCAACACCATGATTTTAGTTGATATGAATCAAATATCTTTTGCAAGTATGATGATGCATTTTCATATAAAAAAGAGTAAAATACCAGATGAGAGTATGGTTCGTCATATGATACTTAATTCGTTACGTATGTATCGTACACGATTTTCTTCAGAGTATGGTGAACTTGTTTTATGTTATGATTCCAGACATTACTGGAGAAGAGATTATTTTCCACAATATAAAGCTAATAGAAAAAAAGGAAGAGAACAATCAGACCTAGATTGGGATGTTATTTTTAAATGTCTAAATGAAATCAAGGAAGAAATACGAATTAATATGCCATACAAATTTATAGAAGTGTATGGTGCAGAAGCTGACGATATCATTGGTAAGATTTGTACAGAGTATTCAGAAGAAATTTTAATTCTCTCAGGGGATAAGGATTTTATTCAAATGCAGAGATTTCCTAATGTTAAGCAATACAGTCCGATTACAAAGAAGATGATTAACGGAGAAAATCCTGATGGCTATCTCAAAGAGCATATATTCAAAGGTGATACTAGTGATGGCATTCCTAATGTTTTGTCTCCCGATAATACATTCACCGACAGCTTACGGCAGAAGCCTCTTGGAAAGAAAAAAATTGCTGGTTGGAAAGATCACAATTTTGAAGATGTTGCACCAAATGATGAAGTTAAAAGAAATTACCAAAGAAATAAAACACTGATTGATCTTACTTGTGCTCCGAAAGAATTAGGTACAGAAATTCTTGATACATTTCGTGAAGCTCCCTGTAATGATCGCAGTAAAATATTAAATTATTTTATACAAAAGAGGTTAAAGAACCTCATCGAATCGATAGGAGAATTTTAATGGCATTCGATACATACACACCACTATTTTCAGAGATTTTAGGCAAAGTGTCTAAATTAAAAACCAAAAAAGAAAAGGTCGATCATCTACGAAAATACAACACCGACTCTCTTAGAATGATTGTTAAATCCTCATTTGATCCTAAAGTCAAGTGGGCATTACCTTTTGGTGAAGTACCATATAGAACTAATGAAGCTCCAGAAGGTACAGAACATAGTATGTTATCTTATGAAGCAAGAAAACTTTATCACTTTATTGAAGGGGGTGATAATCTTATATCACAAAATAAACGTGAAAGCATGTTTGTTCAACTGTTGGAGGGTTTACATCCTGATGAAGCTGACGTTCTTATTGCCGCAAAGGATAAGATTTTGCACCAGAAATATAAGGGCCTTTCTGCTAATGTAGTGAGAGAAGCATTTAATTGGACTGAAGAGTACATGTTACCAGATCCAGTAGTATATCCTCAGACTCCCGGCCCTGCTAACGGGCCAGGCTAGTGAACTATAAAAAGTGGCAGTGCATGGCATGTGACTTCATATATGATGAAGAGCTTGGAGATGAAGAAGAAGGATTTGCACCTGGCACCAGATTCGAGGACATTGATGATCTTTGGCTTTATCCTGATTGTGGTGCAACTAAAGACTTATTTGTTGAAATGGATGATTGATGCTTATTGAGGATGATATTAAACTAGACTATTCTGATGTACTAATCCGGCCTAAGAGGTCAACTCTCACATCCAGATTTGATGTTGAGTTGGAAAGAACCTACACCTTTTATCACAGTAAAAAGGAATGGACTGGCATTCCTATTATGTCAAGTAATATGGACACTACTGGTACATTTGAGATGCATGAAGAATTGAGTCATCATGGTATGGTGACTTGTATTGCTAGACACTATAATAAAGATGGTATACCTTGGCACCTAGCAGAACGGAGAAACAAGCTTTGTGTTATGTCTGGTATATCAGACAAAGAGATACTTGAAATAGTGGGTGTTGCTAATACATATTCTGATGTATCATTTGTTGGCCTTGACGTTGCAAATGGGTATACCATCAATTTTGTAGAATCTGTTAAGCATTTGAGAGGGTTGCTTCCAAACGCAACAATTATAGCGGGAAATGTAGTAACAGGAGACATGACAGCAGAGTTGATTCTTGCTGGTGTGGATATTGTTAAAGTAGGAGTTGGACAAGGCAGTGTGTGTACTACTCGTATTAAGACAGGTATAGGATACCCCCAATTGAGTGCTGTCATAGAATGTGCAGATGCCGCACATGGTGTTGGTGGTCATATCATTGCAGATGGGGGATGCAATTCTTCTGGTGATATAGTAAAGGCCTTTGCAGCTGGTGCTGATTTTGTTATGATTGGTGGCATGTTAGCAGGACATGATGAATGTGGTGGCGAATTGATATTTGAGGATGACAGTCCAGAACCAGTAGGTATGCAATTCTATGGTATGGCATCCAAAACTGCTATGGACAGACATGGTCATCCCAATAGAGAGTATAGGGGTGAAGAAGGTAAAACTGTTATAGTTCCCTATCGTGGAGCTGTAAGAGATACCGTTTTAGATATTCTTAGTGGAGTTCGATCTGCTTGTACATATGTTGGTGCAAATCGTTTAAAAGCTCTTTCAAAATGTGCTACATTTGTTAGAGTGAATAGTACACACAACAGAATATATGAATAGTGATAAAAATGTCACACTCAAACAAAAAATCAAAAAATAATTTAAATATCTATTGACAAACCCTCTTGGATGTGATATTCTGGTAATATAATCAAGAGAGAGAAATTGTTATGACTGAATACGCAATCTACAAAGAAAACATTGAATTAGGTAAAATCGTTGCTTATATTCATGGTTATGGAAAGAAGAAAACTGAATATCTTGGTGAGTTTAGAGGATATGAAGGAAATAAAGTTCGTATTGGCCGTGGAGAATTTAAAGATGTGGTCGTTATGAAAGAACGTCTACTTGGTCTATTTCATGATCCATTGAATGGATATGAGATGGGTGTTGAAATTTGGTGACCCCAAAAAACTTGTTTTGATATGTTATTCTATACATAGTTGATGATAGATAAAAGATTTTTACCGTTCATGTTAGTTACAATTAAAGGTTCAAAAAAAGAGTATCGGGATTTGGTTCGCCGAGCTGTTTGGTTCTATGCCGAGAAATTGATGGGCAAGACCTTAGTTAATACTCTTGAGCTCACTATTAATTTGACTCGGAATTTGACTGACAAAGAAGGTGCAGAAGGATTATGCATCTGGGATGATTGGTCCGATATAAGAAAGACTCCTAGAGAATTTACTATTGATTTGGATTGCAGTATCAGTATTAGGAACATTTTGATTAACCTTGCCCATGAGATGGTTCATGTGAAGCAGTGGGTCAAAGGTGAAATGTACGAGTATTCAGTAAATACTAACATGGTTAGATTTATGAAGAAAAAGTACGATATTAAAGACATGGATTACTATGACTATCCTTGGGAAATTGAGGCATTTGGCTCTCAGTTGGGATTGTTCCTCCGTTGGTGTGAAGCTGATGGATTAAGTAACCGTGAATGCATGAAGGAAACTGCATAATGAGTGAAAAAACTAGAATTTCTTTATTGGTAGATACAATATTTGTTCTGTCCTTGTTTGGGGCAGGATGGTTTTGTCTCGTAGTATTTTAATGACACCGATAGAATGGATACTTGTCGGGTTGGTACTCGGCTTCATACTATTTTAATGGCATCAGCAGAACTTATAGTTGCGGCGCTGTTACTTTTCAGTCCTGCTAATGCTTCAGAAATGAAGCCTGATGGTTCAGTAGAATGTCTTGCCCTCAACATGTATCATGAAGCAAGAGGACAAG